CTGCACCAAACTTACCTACAATAATGTTGTTTAAGTTTTCACTAGCAGAACCAGAATAATTTTCTGCATTAGGAAAGCCACTATAACCAAGTGATAGAGGCACTACATTTTTTGCATCGTTTAAACTACCTGCCATAGCAGGTTGGTCTGGCAACCATTCTGTAAATTGTAGTCGTTGTGTTGGCATATTATGACTTCATAATAAACGCAAGTGCGTAGTATGGAGGTAAGTTAGCGTTCGTACCACTAGAACCTGTTGTTGAGTTAGAAACTGTAATTCCTGTTGTTGCTGTATTTGTATTAAAAGTGCTATCAAACCCCGTGCTACTCTCACCACGAGTACCTTGAGGAGTCTCTCCGCCTGCATTAATAGAGTGTGCGTGTCCTAAGTCTGTTACTGTTGCTGTGTGGGTGTGACTTACTACGATTGCATCTTTACTACCACCTGTTTGCGTATAACTTCCTGTAACATTAGTTTTTGCTGCACCACCATCATCAGCATTAGCACCAATAATAAATTTATTTCTTAAGTCTGGAGTGCCACTTGTTCCATTACACAATAACCATCCACTAGGGATAGTAGCAACTGTGCCTGACCACATCATAATCATGCCAGATACAAAGGCGGTTGATGTTGTCCATGTTGGGTCGCTACCTGAACCTTGAGATGTTAAAAATTGACCAGATGTACCTGCACTACCATTAAGTTGAATTTCGCCAGTAAAATTTGCATTACCACTTGCAGTAAATGTTCCACCTACTGTTAAAGAATCACCTGATGCACCTGTTTGAAATTCTTTAAGGTGTGCCATACTTTCACGAATAGCATTGTTAATACCAGAAGGAGGACATCCTTCAGCCAAGTTTACACCATCTATATCGGTGTTATTAGCTGCGGTGCTATCGTATTCACTAATCTTTGTCTTTGCCATGTTTTATCCTTGTCTTAACCATATATTTGATTCAGGTGTATTTTCCATCCATGTTTCACTTCCAATTGCAGAATCAGTCCAATTTTCTGAACCTGCTGCACTGTCTGCCCATAATTCATTACCTACTGTAGATTCAGACCATGTTTCTGTTCCTACTGCACTATCTGACCATTCTTCGCCTAGTATATATCCTATTGTTCCTACTAATGCTTCTGATGTAACTGCTCCACCTGCTGACCATACTGCATTTGCAAAAGATGATAGCGTAGCAGTAGAGTTTATATCTCCTACTGATGTTCTTAATCTTCTTGCTTCTGTTGTAACAGTTGCATTAGCATCTACATCTGCATTTCTACTGTATATAGCAACACCATTAGCAACGACACTTACATTAGAGAATATTGCTCCACTGGCTCTTGCAATAGAATATCCGTCTGCATTAACTAAAGCGTAAGCAGATATATCTCCACTATTTGTTCTTATTCTTACATAATCTATATCAACATTTGCAGATGATGTTATATTTCCTACTGATGTTCTTAATCTTCTTGCATTACCTGTAATATTTGCATCTGCATTAACATCTGCTACACCACTAGCAATTAAAATGCCATTGGCAACTACAGAAACATTAGAAAATATACTGCCACTTGCAACAGCAACTGAATAACCATCTGCATCGACTAACGCATAAGCATTAATACTTGCATTGTTATTTCCAATGATTCTTAAATAATCTACATCAACAGTCGCATCAGATGTAATACCTGCAATACCTTGTTGAATACGAATACCACTAGCAGAAACATCCCCATTAGCAGTAATACTTCCGACAAAAGTTTTAATGCGATACCCATTAGCAGTAATTGTTGCATCAGCAGTTATACTTGCTTGAGCAAGTTGTATATTACCTTCTTCTAGTAATGAACTGAATGGAGTTTCAGCAAATGCATAAAATCCAAACATTATTTACTTTCTAGTGATGTTTTTAACATATTTACAAAAGCATCTTTACCAACAGATAACTGGTCTAGGTTAAACTTTGTGCCGTTTATTTTTTTATCCAAGTCTGCAATATGGTTTACCATTGTTTGCTGTTCTGGTGTCATATCCTCATAATGATATTCAACATCGTCTATCATTATTGGTGTTTTAATGGTTTCTTTTTTATTTTTTGCCATTATAGTTTCCTTATAGTGAAGTTAAAATTACCAAGCTGGCGATAGGGTCACCTTACTTGGGTTAGCAAGTTCAGCTAATTGTTTTTCAACATTAGCTTCTTGTTCTGTTTTATCTACTGAATCCCATACCCAAGCTAGTGCATCTGCTTCTGTTAGGTTATCGTATTCAGTAAATGGTGAATTAGCATCGTAAGTCACACCAACAGAGCCATAAGTTGATGCTGTATGTTCTCCGTCTACACCTGTTAATGTCCAGTGTACTGTGTTAATTACATTGTTGTGACCATCGTGTGATGGTTGTGCATCTAGTGATACTACTTTCCATGTATGCGTTGTCATAGTTTTTCCTTATACTGTTGGTAATGTTGCTGATTTTAGCTCTTCTACTGTAGTCATACTATCAACAGTAGCTGGTGCATCTCTTAATGCTTGTTTTTTAGCAACAATATCAGAAGTATCTGCACCTGTTTCTAATGCTCGCTGAAATTGAACATCTAAAGATTCTAATAATGGTTTACGCTCTTCACGAAATTTGTTCTTGGTAATTTCTTTTGCTTTGTTTATATTAACTTGGATTTTCATCAACTACCTCTTTTTCTGCTTGTTCTGCAAACCATGCGTCTGCACCAATACCTTGTCCATCAGGAGTTCCTAAATCTGTAGCATTTGCTTCCCATGCGTTTCTAAATGTTCTATCACTTGGAACTTCGTTATCTTCTACTATCCAGTAATCTACACCTGCAGGAACATCTTTACGAGCAACTTCGTTTATATCTAATTCACCTGTAGGAATTAATACTGCTAGTCCTTCTTCTGTTTGATATATTATTCTCATATTATTTCCTTATCTAAATATTGCTACACTTACATCTTCAGCATCTGATGCAGTACCTCCAGAAGTTACTGTCCCCACAGAAACTGATGTTGTTGCAAAACTCCAACATAAAGGAGTTCTGGTTGTATTATATGCAGTATGTCCTGCTGATGCTGGTGCTGAGTAATTAGCATCAATCATAGCTGTACTAAAATTAACTGTATAATTTCCAGTACCACTATCAGTAATACTACTTACATTTCCACTACCACGAATTGCTACTGTTCCTGTTCCGTTAAAGATTACCCATGCACGACAACCAGTATCTAATTGCCATGAACCAAAAGAACCTGCTTGTACATTTCTTACATATCTTTGATATGCCCTATCTTCCCAACCAAGAGCATATTGAGTTCCCCAATAATTGCCACCATTTGAATGTCTAAAGCTTTGTACAAACCACCAACCTCCTCCAGTTGGGCAATTTGTTCCACCATTAAGGTCTATTTGAGTTGCAGATTGTGTTTCTGTATCTTGAAAATGAGTATTCCAATTACCTGTGCTTCCAGAGCCTTTCCATTCATATGCTCGAGTTGCTGTACCTGCACTAGTAGCAGTTGTAGCTGTAGTAGCTGTTGTAGCATTTCCTGATAATGAACCAACAAATGTTGTTGCTGTGCAAGTTCCATTGACTTGTAATTTACTACTAGGACTACTAGTACCTATACCTACATTACCACTAGAGTCTATACGCATGCGTTCTGCACTGTTGGTATAAAACTTTGTAGCAGTTGCTTCTTGATTATTAATAACTACATCATTCAATGTATCATACCCAAACAAAACACCATCTGTTGCAGTAGTTCCAGTAGAGTTATTAGTTATTTGTAACTGACCGCTATTTGTTGAACCATATTGAATTTGTAATTGCTTGTTTGGACTACTCGTACCAATACCTACATTACCAGAACTATCTATACGCATACGTTCTGCTTGAGCAGTTCCAAATTGCATAAGTCTGTTAGCTTGGTCATATTGAATAAATCCATCATATTCACCAGCAGCATTTTGTGTATCGCCAAAAAATAAACGACCATAACCACTTGTACCACTAACTAAACTCAATGTAGCATTAGTTGCAGTAGTTGCTTGTCGGAGTAAAGTTAAATCTCCATATCCAGCTGCACTCGTACCTATACCTACATTACCAGAACTATCGATACGCATGCGTTCTCTAGGAGAATCACCCTGAGCTTGTGTAGTAAACAACATTGCTTGAGCATAGTTCCCATCAGTTGCATTTTCTTTAATCCCTTGTATAGAAAGACCAGCAGCGGTTGTACCTGCTGCGTTATATTTAACAGAAAACTGAAGACCAGCAGCTGGAGAAGAGTTGTATGCAGTGGTATCTCTTATTAGCAATATTCCATTTGAATCAAGGTCAATATTTGTTTTTACTCCTTCAACTGTTAATTTAGTTGCTAAAGTACTCGTACCAATCCCTACATTACCACTAGAATCTATACGCATGCGTTCTGTGTTATTAGTGCCAAAAACTGTAGGGTGATTTGACTGTGTATATAATGCTGTTCCTCCAACACCTGATGCAACTAAAACTCCAGATATTGTGCCATCACTCCAAGAAAATCCTGTATTAGTAGTGTCAGATGAAGAAGATATAAGAGTTCCTGTTCCAGTATCTGAAACATGAAGTTTAGTGGTAGGACTACTAGTACCTATACCTACTCTATTATTAGTAGAATCTACATAGAGTGTATTTGTATCTACAGTGAGGTCAGCATTAATCGTTTGATTAGCAGTGAATGTATTAGCAACATCGTTCTTTGTAGTATCTGCATCGTATGCTTGTATAGTTGTTCCTATATCAGCAGTATTAACACTGCGTTCAGCAGGATATGTACAGAATACAGTAGATGTACCTGTTAAAGATATAGCACTACCTGCATTAGAAGATTCTAGTATGGTATCACGAGATAAAGTTGTGCCTGATGCTGTATAAGTACCAACACCTATTTCCCAGTCTGTACCATTACCACTTTCGATAGCATAATATGTGGTATTACCATCACCGACTACACTAAAGTCTTGAAACTTTGTGACTGCACTACCTAATGTAAGCGTACCTGTGCCTGTGGTGGTTGTAGTGACCTTTACCCTATCTTTAACGACTAATGCCATGTTTATCCTTTATTGGTAATCGTTATGCTAATGTAACTGATAAGTTGCCTGTTTCTATTTTAAATATGTCACCAGAATCGATTGTTTTCGCTGTGTCGAGTGGTGTGTGGAATAATAAGTTACCACTTGTAGAAGCATCATGTATACCGATGTGTGATACTGTCCCCCAACCTGCTGTTGCTGTTGGAAATGTCACATCAGCAGAGTTTGTAGATACGCCATTAGATGGAGCACCAAAAGTTACAGATGTTCTTGCATATGAACCACCTGATACTTCTGTACCTGTATCTGCATCTGTTGGGTCACTTGTATATAGTGATACATAGACTGTTGCAGGTGATGTGTATGTTGTGTTGCGAAGAACTGCATTAATTAATGCGTTCTCTAAATAATTACTAAATTCAGCCATTGTTGTTTACCTCATTGATAAAGTTATAGTCATTGGACTAGATGGATATTCTGCATCATCGTCACTTCGTGTTAGTGAATCTACGCCTCTTTGGTACAATGCTGCCCAAGTTTGTAGTCTTTCATCATTCATCAAATAGGGTTCAGCTTCACCTAATGACCCATAAAGTAACAAGTCTGGGCAGTTAGCTAAAAATAAGTTTGATGAATTACTGTCGCTTAAATAATCTGGTTTATAGTAATAAACCATGCGTAATGTATAAGTGGAATCTGGTATTGGTGCAAATTGAAATTCGCTACCTAAAAGTGTATAAAATCTTGGTTGACCTGATTGTTTAGACCTTGTGTTCCTAAAGAAGTTAGATGTATTTTCAAACTGCAAAACGCCTACAGGATTAGAATCTATGTGCAAATCTTTCATTGCTAGGAAGTCGCTAGGTAATGCTACCGTTGCATCGCCTGCGGTAGTTGATGCAGTAGCTACTTTTAGCATAGGTCTAATGCGTAAATCTCTACGCAATCTATCTTCTGCTAGACGAATAAACTCTGGTATCTGGTCTGTTAAATCAGTACGAGCTAGATAGTTTGCTATCGTAGTTTTTAGCGTTGCATAATTAGTAAAAAATGCCATTTAGATTCTACCTTGTTTTGTTCTAAAAAAT